TAAATAGTTTAGGCGGCGCGGTTACTATTTCTTTGGGGTCTCCCACTGTTATTACCGCATCTAGATTGTTTACTGAAGGCACGCCGCTTCAGTTTGGCGGTGATCTTCCCGTAGGAATGACCGTTGATACAACGTACTACGTTTTTAACGTAAACGGTTTGTCATTTAATTTATTAGATGTGGCAGGTATTCTAGTTAGCACTTCTGTAGCCCCACCGCTTATTGGTAACGTTGCTAGGGGTGGCACCGGTACTATGACCGCTAGTGTTGCGCCATCTGCAGTTACAGCGGCACTTACTGGAGTGGCTGCAACGGGCGCGTTAGGCGGTACAAGTGTTATTAATTTGACGCTCAGCGGCGTTTCTGCAAGTGGCGATTTGGGTTCCGTTAATGTTAATGGTAGCGCCGTCACAAGCGTGTCCGCAAGCGGTGAAGTTGGCACAGTGGGCGCTAACGTTGTTTTGGTCGCACTTACTGGCAATACGGCGTACGCAAATGTTGGCTCTGTTGGTATCAGTGGTTCTGTAGTTGCCTACATTTCCCGTATTGTTGACATCCCCACTATTCAAAACTGTACTACAGTATCAGACGTAGCACGTTTTGTAATTGCGTTTGGTTGTAACGATTATGGCTCCAATATACAAGACCCTATGCTAATTCGCTGGTCAGCGCAAGATGACATTTACAACTGGACACCTGATCCTACAAACCAAGCGGGGTTTGCACGTATTTCTCACGGCTCTGAGATTGTTACTACGATTCAGACCCGCCAAGAAGTTGTGATGTTTACCGACTCGGCTATATACTCACTCCAATACCTTGGCCCCCCGTACGTGTGGGTACCGCAGTTGCTTGGTGACAACATCTCAATAATGAGTCCTAACGCGGCTGTGATTGCTTCGGGTGTTGTGTACTGGATGGGTGTAGATAAGTTCTATCAATACGATGGTCGTGTAAACACTTTGAACTGCGACCTGCGCCGTTTTGTGTTTGGTGACCTTAACCAAGAGCAAGCATCCCAAGTGTTTTCTGGCACCAGCGAAGGTTTTAACGAGGTCTGGTGGTTCTACTGCTCGGCTAATAGCACGGCAATTGACAAGTATGTTATTTACAACTACGTTGAAAAAATCTGGTACTACGGCACTATGTCTCGGACTGCTTGGCTTGACTCGGGGTTGCAGTCTGTTCCTATTGCGGCAAACTACGTCACGGCTACGCTTACAGGCAACCTAATTAACCACGAGACAGGGCTGAATGACAATACAACCGGCACCGCTGTAGCCATTGATGCTTACATTAGCTCGTCTGAGTTTGACATTGGTGACGGCCACAACTTTGGTTTTGTGTGGCGTGTATTACCTGACTTGACCTTTGAGAACGCTGAAAACACCCCTGCTGGTGCTGTGCCAGCAGTGGCTATGACTCTGCAAGGGTTGGCTAACTCAGGCTCTGGGGTTACAAGTACAGCTTCACAACCCGTGTCCAAAAGCAGTACGTACGTTATTACGGAACAGTTTACTGGCACGATCTTTACCCGCATGCGCGGTCGCCAGATGATTTTTAAGATTAGCTCAAACCAAGTTAACACCTGTTGGCAGTTGGGCGCACCCCGTATTGACATCAGACCGGACGGTAGGCGCTAATGACATCCAAAAACAGGATCATTACCCCCGCACCACCCAATTTGCCGTTGGGTACGGATCAGTACGAGCGTCGGTATCAAGATCAGTTTACAAACGTCTTACGCTTGTACTTTAATCAACTGCAAAATGCGTTTGGTGAGTTGTTTGGCCCGACTGGTGGTAAGTACGTGTCGAATCCATACGGGGCGTTTTCTAGCGACCAAGACCAGACAGCAGTAGCTAATACAGCTACGTTAATGACGTTCAATACCACTGACTTTGCCGATAGCGTAAGAATTAACAACTCGGAAATTATTGTGGAGTATGCAGGCGTATACAACTTGCAGTTTAGTGCGCAGTTCCAAAACACGGACACTGCTTTTCAAGATGTTTACATCTGGCTTCGTCAAAACGGCGTAGACATTACAGGGTCAACTGGATTTGTATCTATTCCAAATAGACACGCTGGCACGGACGGACACTCAATTGTTGGCTGGAACTATTTTTTGACTATGAATGCCAATGACCACGTTGAGATTTACTGGTCTGTGCCTACTACCGATGTAAGTATTCAACACCTTGCCGCTTCCGGTACACCCACTAAGCCATCTACTCAATCCGTTGTAGCCACACTTTCATTTGTGTCTGCGCTCCCCGCATGATATTATCTAGCAACCCCCATTTTGAGAGGCAACTATGAGCCTTGCTGTACTAGCCGACCACATGGCATCTAAGGGTCGCGGCCCTGACTCGATGCTTATCCACATGTCCCCCCGTGAGGTGCAGGGACTACAAGCTTTGGCTATGAAGAATGGCGGTTCCCTTACTATTAATCCCGAGACGGGTCTACCTGAAGCTGGCTTCTTAGATAAGTTGCTCCCAGCTATTATTGGTTTTGGGTTAAATTATTTTGTCCCCGGCTTGGGGTCTGCTGTCGGTACCGCGTTTGGTACTAGTGCCGCAGTTGGTACAGGTCTTGCTGTGGGTGGTTTTGAAGCATTACGTACTGGTGATTTGGGTAAAGGTATTAGCGCAGGTCTTGGCGCTTACGGCGGTGCGGGATTACAAGCAAGTTTGGCTGGTAACGCAGCTACGGGGGCTTTTCAATCTGAAATAGGTAGTGAAGCTTTAAAAACCGCTGGCCTCACTGGAGAAGCAGCATTAACCGCCGAGGCCGACCAAGTTGTTCAAAGGGCTGTTGAGAGTCAACTTTCAGACAGATTAGCTAATGCAACGCCGTTTGAAAAACTAGCCGCCGGAGCTAGCCAAGCAACATCTAGTCCAACAGCAATGGGAAGTTTTGCCAAAGATAACTTTAAATACCTAGCCTCTGCCGCTGGCCCTATCCTTGCCGACCAAGCAGTTAAGTCCAATATGCCGACAACTACGACTCGCCCCGGTGCAGTGCGTACGTTCTCTTATGACCCTTACGGACAACTTTATACGCCTACAGGTAACTATGAAGTGCCTATTAAAGCAGCGTATGGCGGCTTAATGGGTATGGATGACGGCGGCTACAACCCCGGCCAATTAAATTTTGCTGAACGTAGTGAGCCTGTTGTGCGTATGGCTGAAGGTGGCGCGGCTCCCGCTTATAACTCTGTTGAAGATTTGTACACAAACATCCTTGGCCGCGCTCCCGATGCGGGTGGTTTGGAGTTCTGGAAACAAGGTTTTGGTGACACCATTGATGCTAATGAAATTGCCAGTTTTAAACAAGCGGCTCAAGCAGAGTTGGCAAACCGCACGCCAGCCCAACAGCAAGCTCTTGCTCCTAATCTGATGGCCGCAAACACGGCAACTACAGGTGCTACTACGGGTGGGTTAGATAATCTTGCCGCAGCAAACAATATTGCAAACGTTACAACGGGTGGTGCTACAACGGGTGCTACTGGAGCCGTAACTTCTCTTGCAGATGCGCAATCTCAAGTAAATAACATGTACCGCAATGTGCTTGGTCGTGATGCTGACCCTGAAGGTTTAAAGTTCTGGAGTGGCGCTATTGCTTCTGGCCGTTCACCCGAAAGCATTTACCAAGATTTCTTAACCAGCGCCCGTGCTAACACTGAGTTAGTTACTGCCGATCAGATCAAAAACAAAACGTTTGCTGAAGCAACAACACCGTACGCAGGCTACATGTCCGCTGACACTAGCAATATTGTTGACGACTGGGTGCGCAATACTCTTGGACGTGAGCCAACCGCCGCTGATAAACAACAGCAATGGTACAAAGACGCATTTACTTCCATGAGTACGCAAGGGCAAGCAAAAGGGTTGTACGGCCAATTCCAGTCTTATGCTGGAGCCGAAGCAACTAAAACTATTGCCGACAGAATTAAAGAAATTGATGCAGAGCTAAGAGCCAAAAACTTGACAGACGCTGACTTGCTTGCACAAACAGGTAAAACTAAACAGCAGTTGGCTTCTGAAGGTATTGACCTTGGTAGAAACTTAATTGGTGCATCTCAATTAGCACCTGCGGCTGGTAGAACAAAATTTGACTTAGCG